CTCCTGTTGTGGATCCAGATCCGGTCCAGAGTCGTACCCGCTTCGGATCCGGGGGCGACCAGAGCCGACCAGGTGAGTGATGGAGGCAAAGAAAAAGCCCTCCGGTACAGGGGAGGCCGAAGGGGCGCCCACTGGTCTGGGGGAGACCAAGGGTGAGAACAGTGACAGCAGGAGGATTTCTGATGTCATCCTTATTATATAAGCGCAGCCCGCAGGTGTCAAAAGTGTCATAATGTTGGCACCTCCGGTTTGCGTACAACGTGGTATTATGTTTATGGGCAATAGCCCAGGAGGATAAACTATATGAAAAATTATCACATCAGTATCAGAATCACGCTTCTTTATCATGTATATGAGGAGCATGACTGGTGGATTGACGCATTCAGCAGCGTGACCGCCATCCATGATGCCATCAGCAGAACCGAGAGAGAAATGCTGTTTGTCCGTCGTAAGGAAGATTATGAAATCAGTGATATCCGAGTTATGGAAATTGAGGAGGCGGAATAATGCTGGCAATATTTAAAGCATCATATGATACCGGTCTCAGTGACAGCGAGACCATGGAGCCGCTGCTTGCAGATTATCAGTTCTCATTTGAAACAATAAATGATGATGCAGGAGCTTGGGGAGTGGCTCTGGTAAAGGCGTTAACTCATGGATCCGAATACAGTATGGATCTTGTTAACCTGGAGGTTATTGCATTATGACATTATTCCATTTTGCCGGCTTTGCCTGGCTGACCTTCCTGGTTATGGTCGGGATCTGTGAGGAGAGAGGAGAAATATGATTGAAGAAATTGGCAAGTGGCTAACAATAATCGGATTCTTTATATGTATTAATGGAATATTCATATTAATATTGTCGTCTGCGTGGGAGTGAGGAAAGAATAATGGATAATACTTTTGTAAGATTGTACTGGCTGCTGTTCCGGTCACTCGGCAATAAAACAGGCCGTTATAGTATCCGGCTGAGCCTTCCAGATGAAGTTCCGCATTATCTTTGCATAACATTGGAGTGCAAGGATGAAACGAAGATGCACCGCTATCCGATATTCATCCGGGCGGATGCACTCATGCAGCTGTCTGATAATGAGGTGTTTGATTTACTCTATGATAAGGTTGACTCCGTACCGGACCAGGGAGAACAGGATGCAGGGCGATAAGCTGAACGAATATATCCGCAGTCATTACAGGAGCTTCACTATCCGCTATAATCGGGATAAAGAGGCGGATCTGGTGGCGTGGCTGGAGTCAGTCGGTGATTATAAGAGATACATCACTGCACTGATCCGCGCTGACATGGGCCGCAGGAAACGGAGGAAGAAAGAATAATGGCGAAGCGCAACGTATACCGGGGCGGATCATCTGCAAGAGACTATGACTTATTTGGGCCGAGTCTGAGATATGAATGGATCACGCCGCAGCTGGCGAAGGCGAAAGCAATCAGCGATAAAACGCTGAGGGAAGAATACACCCGATTAAGAGCGATAGCGAATAAACGCATAAAGCGCATGGAAGGACGTCCGGAGGCAGTGGCTACATTTGAGCAGCATGCCGGTGGATTTCCGACTGTGCGCGGAATGAGCAGGGAAGAGCTGGTATACCAGCTTGGGGAGGTTTCTTCTTTCCTGGTAGCGCGCACAGGATCCCTGAGCGGTATTAAGGACCGCAACCAGCAGATACTTGAATCTCTGAATAAACCGCGGAGAGATGAGCATGGAAGGGAGACCAGACCGGCTCTGGATCTCAGTAAGGAGCAGTTAGGGCAGTTTGGAACATTTATGAACCGATTAAAAAAAGCCCTTGGAATACAGCGCGGAGAGTATGCAAGCGGGCAGTTAGCGAGTTATTGGGATTCTCTCATGGAAAATGGGAAGATATCTCGCAAGAAATTTAACGATACCATTGAGGATCTTATCAGGGATCTGGATGAAGAAAGAGGTGTGGAACCGGAGGAGCGCAGCGCAGTGAAGCGGCTTGTCCGGTCCACGAATCTCTCTGACTATTTCGGATCGCTTAATCTGGATCCAAGAACAAGAGCAGCAGAAGAACGGAAAAGAAAGAGGAAGAAATGATATTTCATACAGATTATTGGGACCCGGCGCTCCTGGAAGGATACGACCGGCTCCCGCGCCCTAAGGGCAACCCGCACGGCAGGGGAAAGAATTTATATTATCGTGATGTGGTTTGCGCTTTCGATATCGAGACAACGACGGAACCGGATGAGGACGTCAATTATATGTATATATGGCAGTTCCAGCTCGGATTGGATTATACCTTTTACGGCCGTACCTGGCTGGAGTTCCGGAACTTCCTGGAGAGTATGCTCCCGGAGCTGGGCGAGGATCGTCTGGTTATTTATGTTCATAACCTCAGTTATGAATGGCAGTATTTGAAAAATCAATTCAGCATGAAACCGGAGGACGTGTTCGCGGTCGATGCAAGGAAAGTACTGAAATGTACTATCATGGATCACTTCGAGTTTCGGGACTCCTTAGCATTAACAAATATGAGTCTTGACCAGTTCACCCGGAAGATGGGCGTAAAGCACCAGAAACTCAGCGGGGAGGATTTTAACTATGCGACTATCCGCTATCCCTGGACAGAGCTCACAGAGAAGGAGCTGGAATACTGCACCAATGACGTACTCGGACTGGTTGAGGCAGTAACGACACAGATGGAGCGTGATGGTGATACATTGTATACCATCCCGCTCACATCTACCGGCTACCCGCGCAGGGAGATGAAATACGCCATGAGGCGGTACCCGCATGAAAAGATACAGGAAATACAGCCGACGTACGAACAGTACAAACTGCTGCGGGATGCGTTCCGCGGAGGCAACACGCACGCCAGCCGCTTCTATTCCAGAAAGCTGATAGATTCCAGGCAGATAAAAGCCAGGATCCTGAGCGCGGACCGCTCCAGCTCTTATCCGGATGTGCTTATCAACTGTAAATTCCCGATGGGAAGATGGAAGCGGGGAGAGTGTACCGTGCAGAATCTGAAGAACCTTATAGAAAACGGATACGCGGTTATATTCCGCTGCACATTCTATAAGATTGAGCTGAAAAACCCGCGCTGGCCGGTTCCGTATCTCTCAGCTGATAAGGGAGCGCACTCCGGAGCCCTCTATGATAACGGTCGGATCCTGAAAGCGGACTGGTACAGTACAGCTATCACGGATCTCGATTTCAGAATTATCCTTTATGAGTATGAGTTCAATGACATGGAAATAACTGAAATGTATTTCACGGAGTACGGATACCTTCCGGATCCGATGCGGACAGTGATCCGCTCATATTACACACAGAAAACAGCACTCAAGGGTAAAGAGGATCCGTTCGACAAGCTCCTGTATGAAAAGAGCAAGAACATGCTGAACGGACTGTATGGACTCATGGCCCAGGACCCTGTTAAGCAGTCTCTTATCTGGAACGGCCGGGAGTTTGAGCTCTCGGATGAGGATCCGGAGGAGGTTTATAAGAAAGCGACCAGAAACGCATTTTCCGCGTATAGTCATGGGGTATATTGCACCTGCTGGGCCCGCGTTCGTCTCGAACAGATGATTATTATTGCCGGTCCGGAAAACTTCCTGTACTGTGATACAGACTCATGCAAGTACATAGACCACGGCCAGAGCTGGGATGATTACAACCTGCACCGCAGAGCCGACTCCATAGCTAACGGCGCATACGCTGAGGACTCCAAAGGGATCACTCATTATATGGGCGTGGCGGAACCGGACGGAGAGTACAGCCGGTTTGTAACGCTTGGATCCAAGCGGTACGCCTACGACGACATGGACGGCCAGCTGCATATTACAGTCTCAGGAGTATCGAAGAAAGCAGGAGCTAAAGAACTGGGCCGCCTGGAGAACTTCAGAGAGGGCTTTATCTTCTATCATCCTGGCAAAACCGAAGCCAGTTACAACGATTTCCCGGTACATACCCAGATTATCAGGGAAGGAAAAGCCATAGAGCTGGTAAGTTATGTTATTATTAAAGAAACAACTTACAATCTTAGTATCAGTGAATCATATGCTAATCTGTTACGATTAGTTGACAGGGGTCATAACTATTAATGAATAAATTAATAGTGAGATAGAAATAGGAGGATATTAAAGTTATGACATTCGCATCAAAGTATTCTAACAACCAGGTAACATTCGCAATCCGTACCAACAACCCGAGTTATACGACTCTGGTGGATCTGTTCAATCAGTACGGAGCCGATAAGGTGTATCCGTTCTTCGCGATTTATATCAATCGTAAGGGACAGTACGGCCCTCAGGCAGTTCTGGCACTGAATGAGACCCTTCTGGTAAATCTTCCACAGCACAAATTGGAACAGTGTGAGGACATGCTGAAGGACCCGCAGACAGTCATGGACATTAACGCGGGAAAAGCCGGCTTCCGTATTTATCAGTACCAGACAAAGTCCGGACGCACCGGCTACTCAGTCGACTGGGTGGACGTGGATCCGAAGGCAATCGACGCTAACAAGCTCCCGTTCTGAGCGGGATCCGGAGGCCCTGCGGGGCCTCTTTTACTTAGGAGGTATAAAACTATGAGGCTATACGATAAGAACGGATATATCAATCAGGAGGAAATTCTGGAGACTCCGGACGTTTTTATATTTGAGATCGGTCCCAGAGGTACCGGAAAATCGTACGGTATACTTAAGTATATACTTGAGCAGGATCTCAAGTTTATCCTGCTGAGACGTTCCCAGACAGAAATGAATACCATAAAGAATAACATCACAAACCCGTTCAAGTCTGTCCTGCAGGAGTTTCCGGAGACAGTCATCCAGTGCGACTCCATAGCGGAGAATATCGGCGTCTTTCAGCGAACAGACGGAGAAGAGGAGCCCAGGAACGTCGGGTATCTTGCTGCGCTTTCCACTTTTAAGAATGTGAGAGGTATGGACTTCTCAGACGTCGAAATTATTTTCTATGATGAGTTTATACCGGAAAAGCACGCGAGACCGATAAAAGAGGAGTATGACGTATTCCTGAACATGTACGAAACCATAAACAGAAACAGAGAACTGCAGGGAAAGAAACCAGTGAAACTGGTATGCGCTGCGAACAGCAACGACATAGCAAACCCGATTTTTATCGGCCTGGAAATCGTGGAGCGCATCGGGCGCATGATGAACCGGAAAATAGAATCATGGAGCGATCCGGTGAGGGCGTTATCTGTTTACATGTTTATGAAATCTCCGATATCTGAGCAGAAAGCAGAAACAGCACTGTACCAGCTCACTGCAGGATCCAGCTTTCAGGACATGGCGCTGCGTAATATGTTCGATCTGGATGAGAGTGCAATCAGCTCCAGAGAACTGAAGGAATACAAACCGCTTGCCCGCATCGGGGAGCTGGTGCTTTATCAGCATAAATCCCGAGACGAGTTTTATATTCGATGCGGGAAGTCCGGAACCGTTCCGGACGTATACAGCACCTCAGATATGGACTCCCGCCGGTTCATTAAGAAATACGGCTATATATTCATTGCATACCTGCGGGATATGGTGCGCTTCGAGACGTCAACATCACGAATTTTATTTGAGCGTTACTTCGCATAATGATATATTAATGATGAGGCCGGAGCCGCCCTGGATAAAGCCCCGGAAGGGCTGGGCGTGGACTTATCCGCCATGAAGCCCCGGCCCTGTTTCTCCGGGAGGTGAACTATATGGACTATACCGCAGTTATGCAGCTTATCGGCTCGCTGGGATTCCCGATTGTCGCATGCGTCATGCTATATGTAAGGATGGAAAAACAGGATGAAAACCATAAGGCTGAGGTTTCAGAGCTCACTAAAGCTATTCAGAATAACACATTGGTCATGCAGAAACTTATCGACCGGTTAGGAGAGTAAGATGCTGTACGGATATGATGTATCAATGTGGCAGACGGAAACGCCGACCGACGCGGATTTTCTTATGATTAAAGCCACGGAAGGAAATGGCTATCTGGATCCTATGGTATGGAATCACTTAGCCAATGCTAAGAAAAAGAAAGTGCTCTATGGATTCTATCATTACGCCAGACCGGATCTGGGGAATACTCCGGAAGCGGAGGCGGACTGGTTTCTGAAATGCGTCGGAGACCATGCAGGAAAATGCATGTATGCCCTGGACTGGGAGGGCGATTCCCTCCGGTATCCGGAGGACTGGCTGCTCAGATGGTGCCGGCGTATTAAGGAAAAGACAGGAGTCAAACCGCTGATTTATATCAGCGCAGGAAATGTATATAAACTAAGAAGTGCATATTTTGAGGACTTCGGGCTCTGGGTAGCACATTGGGGAGTATACCGTCCGGTTTTCCGCGGCTGCTATCCGACGTGGGCCATGTGGCAGTACCAGGGAAGTCCGCTGGACCGGGATGTATTTAACGGAGACCGCCGCGCGTGGAAAGCATACTGCACGGCGAAACCATTAAAGGAGATAGAGGAAAATGAAGATTGAGGACATTATTAAACTTATCGACGCCGGGTATACAAAAGAAGATATCCAGGCAATGAACGCACCGGAACCCGCACCGGATCCAGCACCGGCACCCGCACCGGATCCGGCACCGGCACCCGCACCGGATGAAAACATGAGCGCAATGCTGCAGGAACTGAAGGACCTGAAGAAAGCAGTTTACGCCATGAACATCATGAACACGGATGTACCCGCCCCGAAGTCGGTCGACGACATTCTGGCGGAGGCCATGAAAGGAGGTAAATAACTCATGGCAAATACACTTACCATTGACGACATCAGCGCGGTCGCTAATGCAGTACTGAACAACGCCCAGGGAGGAACCTCCCAGACGGCCAACACGTCGGATTTTACGACCATCGCGCAGCTGGCACTCCTGCAGGGATACGACCCGCTGGCGACGGCAATCAGCCAGGTACTGAGCCGCACAATCTTCTCATACCGTCCGTATAACGCCAAGTTCCGCGGACTGGAGAAAACAGCAGAGAAGTGGGGCAACCATGTAAGAAAGCTCAATCCGATCGACAAACCCATGGAAGTCGACAACCGTCTGAGAAAGGACAACCTTGCAGCCCTGCAGGATGGCGACTCCGTCGACCAGTACAGAATCAATAAACCGGAAGTTCTGCAGACCAATTTCTATGGTTCCCAGACTTACCAGAAAAGCCTGACCATCTGGCGCGACCAGCTCGATACAGCTTTCACCGGTCCGGAACAGTTCGGAAACTTCCTGACCATGATGATGGGAAATGCTACCGACCAGCTGACCCAGGCCCGCGAGGATCTGGCCCGCGGTTCCATCGTGAACCTCATCGGCGGCACGATCACCCTGGGCAACGTCTGGCACGTTCTGACCGACTATAACCAGGCGACCGGTCTCTCCCTGACTGCTGTTACCGTTATGGAGCCGGCAAACTTCTCAGACTTTTACCGCTGGTTTGTGGGACAGCTCCAGAGCAAGATGGACCGCATGGCCGAGAGGACTATCCTGAACCATGTCAACCCGTACCAGAACGGCGCGCAGAAGCTCATCCGCAGACACACTCCTATCGATATGCAGCATCTGTATATGTTTGCTGATTTCGCGAATAACGCGGAGGCTGTGGCACTGTCTACAACGTTCCATGACGATTATCTGAAGAAAGCAGACTATGAAAAAGTCACATTCTGGCAGAATCCGGCAACGCCTCAGGCGATCGCTACAACCGTGAGCTATCTCTCTGCAGGATCCGGCACAGCAGACAGCGCAATCACAACCGCAGCAGTCAATAACGCTACTGTTATCGGTATCCTGTTCGATGATGAGGCGGCAGGCATCAATCCGGTAAATCAGTGGGCCGCACCGACACCGTTCAACGCGAGAGGCGGCTACTATAACCAGTACTGGCACGAGACAACCCGCTGGTATAACGATAATACAGAGAACGCACTCGTTATCTGTCTGGACTGATACAGCCAGGGAGCCGCTTGGCTCCCTCTTTTATTTAAGGAGGAGACATGGCAATCAATGTAACCTTTTATACATTTGCTAAGAAAGCAAACAGCACAGCGCAGCCATCCGGAGGAACCAGTTACAGCTGCGTTATAAAGTCCGCATCCAGCGTTCTCTCTCCGGAGATTATTCTGGACGTGGGAACCGGATCCAGACCGGTATATAACTACGCATATATTCCGGATTATGGCCGTTATTACTGGGTCCGGGAGTGGACATGGATAGAAAACCGGCTATGGGCGGGATCTCTGGAAGTTGACGTGCTGGCAACTTATAAGGCGGAAATAGGATCTGAAAATCTTTATGTGCTCCGGAGCTCGGCGGAGTTCGATGGTAATATTGTTGATACTCTTTATCCATTTAAAGCAAATTCCGAATTTACGAAAACAACCGGCCTCAATCCGTTTTTCTTCAATCCGTCGGATACTTCGGTAAACGTCGGAGCCGGTACATACGTGCTTGGGATCGCCGGCGCGGGATATACACAGTATATCGGGATGAGCGAGGGAAACCTCCAGACACTGATGGGACAGCTCAGCAGTTACGTACTGGATCATTCAGGAACAAACCCGGACGAGTTCAATATTGACGACGCCAGTTATGCACTGCAGCAGGCCCTGATCGATCCATTTCAGTATATTAAAAGCTGTACGTGGTTTCCTGTCGTTTATCAGGCGTTCGGGAGTGAGACAACCGGCACATTTGTGGGTGATTATTATTTTGACACAATCGCACACAGTACGCCATCCAATTACTGGAGAGGCGGACAGACTTCGCTGATACTTCCGAAACATTCCCAGGCAGGAACGCGCGGGGCATGGCTGAACGCCTCCGGTATGCGTTATGAGCTCCATTATGGACCTTTCGGCAAGATCACGCTGGACAGCTCCAAAGCATGCAATTATACGTATCTGGTACTCCGTCACAGTATGGACTATATCAGCGGGGCCGGCGTTCTTGAGGTTGGATACAGCAACACGCAGGGAGTAATTCAGGAAATCGAGACGGTTATCAATTCGCAGCTCGGTGTCGATATCCAGCTCTCGCAGGTTTACTATGGCGCAGCAACCCGCGCGATTGTTACCGGTACGAATATCCTGGCGGATAAGTACAGGGCGAACTATAACGGCGTCCTGAGCAAAGTCGGCAGCGTTATGGGCGAAGCCCTGAACGGCGTCGGAGACATTGCTAAAGCAATGGGAGCCAGTCTGGACAGCGTCGGCGGAGGCGGAGGCTTTATCAATCTGAACGAGGGTATCGCATTATACTCTCAGGAGCTTGCGCCAGCAGATGAGGACAATTACCACAACGGCAGACCGCTCTGCCAGTTCCGTACGCTTGCCTCCCTGGGAGGATTCGCACTGGTACAGAACGGAGATATTCCAATCTCCGGAACAAGGGAGGAGCACGACGCAATCGAGAGTTATCTCGAAAGCGGAGTGTTTTACGAATAAATGGCGGCCAAGTTTACTCCATGCACCAGCCTCCCGGATGACCTGAGCTGGTGGTGGACTCAGACAGCATATGGAGGCATCTCTCCATGCATCCAGGGAAACGCGGACGCCGGCAGACCGTTCGACGGCTGCACACTTCCGAACTGCGTAGGATGGAGCTGGGGACGCTGGCAGCAGCTGCAGGATGATATCGACTACCGGCTCCCGACTGCGGACGCTTACCAATGGTTTTCCCTGGCTGAGGCTGCAGGACTTCCGACCGGAGAGGAGCCGAAGCTGGGCGCTGTTGCGTGCTTCGGTGGCGGCCACGTGTGCAACGTGGAATATATCAGTCCGGATGGATCCTATATAGAGTGCTCAGAATCAGACTGGAGCGGGCCGCTGTTCTCATACCGTACCAGATACCGCTCCAATAACTGGGAGTATGGTATCGCCGGCGGTTTCCAAGGATTTATATACAGCCTTAAAGAATATGATGACCGCTTTCCATGGTGGTTATCTGCTAAGATATTACATAGAAGGAGAAGGGGATTATGAACTATGTGACGTATGATTTCCTCAATGTATACAACGGCCGGCAGTCACCCGGCACAGTACACGCCGCCAGCACTTCGCTGGGCGCGTACTTTCGGCGGTACCTGTTCCAGAAAGCCGTATCCGTGTTTGAACTCAAGGGAGAACCTAAGGAGACATGGAACAAGGATTATTTCTGGTATGTTCTGTATGGTGCCGGCTATATCGCGGTTCTCGATGTTCCTGGCTTCGGGCCGGTCCCTCAGTACTGCACGATTAAAGGCTACAACCTGTACTATCAGCCAAAGGGAATATTAGTAACGAATCCATCAATCAAAAACGGAGCGGCTTTGGAGCGTAAAATCGGACCGGGACCCGGCGCTAATGCCGTTCTGATGAAGCTCACTCCGGACTATACCGGTATCGTGGATCTGGTTGGATATTATGCGGATCTTATGGCGGTCGCAGCGGAAACGATGGGTATCAATATCCTTAACAGCAAGCTGGCTTATGTGTTTGCCTCTAAGAATAAGAGCATGGCCCAGAGTTTCAAAAAGCTCATGGATAATATCAACGCCGGCCAGCCGGCCCAGTTCGTGGATGAGCAGCTGTTCGATGCTGAGGGCAATCCGAAATGGATCACATTCGCCCAGGATCTCCGCTCTAATTTCATCGCTCCGGATCTCCTTGAAACCATGGACAAAATAGAGCGGATGTTCGAAAATGAAATAGGGATCCCGAACACCGGAGGCACCGAAAAGAAGGAACGCCTCATCACCGACGAGGTGAACATGAACAACGTTTCTACTTATTCAAAAGCGGAATTATGGCTCCAGAACCTGCAGGAAGGTGCTGAGGCTGTTAATGATATGTTCGGTTTGAATATCTCCATCGATTGGAGACAGATAAAAGGGAGGGATACATATGGCGCAGAAACCTTGGCTGTCAATACTGGGACTGTATCGGATGAATCCTAATTTATTCTCAGAGATGAATCTCCCGACCGGAGTCGATGAGACAATTCTCCAGAATGAAATCATGGAGGAGTGCGCAGAGCTCGAAATCCTTTTTCCGGATCCTGCATTTATGCAGAAATCTCTCGGCTGGTGGACAACCTCCCGCTCCCAGGCGTGGGAAAAGATGGCGGAAGCTCTGGCGGCTGAATATAATCCGATCTGGAATAAAGACGGCACAATCAAAGAAAAACGGACTTATGGAGAAATGAACAGCGAGGGCGAAGGCTCCGGATATGTTTCCGGTTATAATTCAGACGCTTTAGTTAATAACACGAAAAGCACCACTAAAAGCAAAATGCAGTCACATATCGACCAGATGGAAAGAACCGAGCAGGGGAACATCGGCGTAACTGAATCCAGCGCGATGGTGCAGCATGAGCTGGAGCTCCGGAAGGGTCCGACCATTTACCAGATTATCGTCGAAGAATTTAAAGCAAAATACTGCTTACTCGTTTATTAAGGAGGTTAAGAGTATGGCATTTTATGACAAGTTCCCATATACCAATTTTCAGGAGCTGAACCTGGATCAGATTGCGGAAAAGATCGGCGCCATTGATGAAGCCGTAAACGACAGCGCGGAAAGCGCAGCAGCGGCAAAAGCCAGCGAAACAGCAGCAAAAGCAAGTGAAATAAGTTCTGCGTCTAATGCAACACAAGCAGCAAGCAGCGCGCAGCTGGCAATCGACGCCGAACGTAACAGCATGCAGGCGATGGCCGAGCTTGAAACAACCAATGCACGCATTGACACGTTGATAGTTAACGGAACGCCAACAGAAGGAAACACGGAGCTGCTTGATATACGGACAGGAGCTGATGGAGTAAACTACGCAACAGCGGGGGCTGCTGTACGCGGACAGTATAACGACGCAGTTAAAAATCAGATTTCATCTGATTATCGCAACTTATTTACAACGATGAACTGGGAACCGGGAAAAGAATACAATGCATCAGGTCAGATTATCTCATCCGGGACAGTAAATCTTTCTTCCTTTATTGCCGTGCATCCTAACAGCACTATTTACATGGGATTCGATGGAGAAACCAGCTATCCGAACTATAATGTCTATTATATTATTCAGTTCAATAAATCCGCACAGTTTCTTGAACGCACCAACGTTACAACTACTGACAGATTTACAACACGAGCAGACACAAGATTTATCCGTGTTGAAATGACCAATAACCGCAGATACAGGCTGATGCTTTCATATAATCCAATTGGATCATATCACCCGCAGACAAGCCCGGGACTGGAAGCAAATCTCACGGTATATCATGATCTCAGTGCATACCGTTCACTCTCTGCAATTGGTGATTCTTACACAATTGGCTACGCAGTAAACGCTGATAATGTCGGGAGGGATTATCCAGAGCTTAGTTATCCGGCACAGATTGCACGCCGACACGGAATGACATTGATTAATTATGGAGTATCCGGTATTACAGCAAAAGGATTCAGAGAAAATGAATTGCAGAGAGTAATAAACGCAGATCCCACTGACATGTATCTGATATCCCTTGGCCAGAATGATATTAACCAGAATCTTAACCCCGGGACGGATGCAGATATTGAAACATTTACCGATACATTCACGGGCAACCTCAGCTATATCGTAAACGAAATAAAACAGCATGCACCGCACGCAACAATAGTCCTTATTTGTTCGTGGCTGTACACAAACAGCAGTATCAGCGGAATTCTATACACGGCTTTTGATAACAGAATTATTGCCGTTGCTAATCATTACTCTGTTCCATACATCATTCCAACTAATGATAACGCAATGAGAACGCAGCAGTATATAACGTCAAGAAAAGCAGGCCATCCAACAGCATACGGCTATAACATTATGTCATTAGCTGTTGAAAGGCTGATTGGGATTTCAATGAACTCCCATCCCGAACTGTATAACGACGCGATGCTTGATTAATACCGACGCCCGCCCTACCGGCCTCCCCTGTACCGGAGGGCTTTTTCTTTGCCTCCATCACTCACCTGGTCGGCTCTGGTCGCCCCCGGATCCGAAGCGGGTACGACTCTGGACCGGATCTGGATCCACAACAGGAGACAACTTGTTCACAACTCGACGGAGGTCAGGAGGCGCAATTCCGGTTTAGTATGAGTGAACAAAAAGTATAGTCAAAGTTTAGTAATACTATACAGGAGTTTACAAATACTAAACTTGGGGAAATGGTTTGCACGCATGGTCTATTAGGTAACTTT